CTCTCTGGACCTGCGCGCGATGATCCGCGGTGGTGAGGTGCGCGCGTTGCCGGCGGCGCCAAGTGGTGAGGATGATGATGCAGCGTGAGCCGCGCGCGATGACGAAGAGCTCTACCAAGCTGGAGCGGTGGGACCAGGTGCGAGCGCGCGACCGGGCAGCGCTGGCCAACCTGCGAGCTGCTGGCCGGATGGTGACGTGCGAGACGTGGTGCGCTGAGGTGGGACGACTGCTGCGCAACGAACGGCACAGATCCCCCTAACCCCCTTAGAATGTGCTAATTCCGCGCGCTGCAACGGCAGATTTACGCCGCGCCCTGGTTGTCCCTACAGGCTACCGCACTCCGCTCCCTGGTCGCGTCATTTACCGCGGCCTGGTCTTGCGGACGGTCTTGCTTTCGGAGTCGCGCTGGGCATAGCGGCCCATCCCCACCCCGCCCGCGCACAGGTTCGGCCGTCACGGGTGACTCAGCCGGGTTGCGCGGTATTGGCATACTCCCCAATCATGCGCTTGACTGGGATGGCATGTCAAGCGCACAATTGCGGTATGGGAATAGCGAGCATTCTGGTGATCCCGGCCCGCGAGCGGTTGGCCGAGATCAGGCGCCTGTTACGCGCGCCGGTGTTCGGGTTGGGAAGCGAGCGGCGGGTGTTGGACTTGCTACGCTTCCTCGGAGTCGAGAAGCTGTGAGCGAACGGACGCGAGAGGCGGATTTGTTCGCCGGCATGGTACTGGCCGTGGTGCTGGTGTTGTTATGGCTCTACTCGCATTTGTGACCGGCTACGTTCAGCGGGTGTACCCGCCGCGGGCTCCGGTTTACGCTCCGTGGCCGTGGTTCGTAGCCGTGCTGGTGGTAATATCTGCCGCGTGTGTGGCGTTGGTATGCCTTCCCTGGTGGATTTGGCAGGACTGGCGGCGGTACGATCCACCCTTGACACGCGCCGCGCGCAGGCGCAAAATGAGGACATGATGCGGTGGCTGTGGCTGCGCAATCTCCTCCGAATGCGGGCTTCTGACCTCAAGCCATTGCCACCGCCGGTGCGGGGTATCGGATACGGCTCCGGTGCCTCGCGCCCATACCGTGATCCCTACGACTTCATGCCGCCCGCTAACCAGCCGGACTGGGAGTGATGCCCCAGGCCGTCACCAAGCCGATAGCCCTACAGCCCAACCAGATGACGCTTTTGAAAGCGTGCCTTGACCAGAGGCCGGAAGCGCCGACGGTGTTGGGGTTCGGGGGTAGCCGTGGGTGCGCTAAGTCGTTCTGCGTGCGTGCGATAGCGTTGATTCTGGCGATGATGTTTCCGAAGTGTATCGTGTGGATCATTCGCCGGGTGTGGGATGACCTCAACAAAGACCATGTACAGCCGTTGCTGCGGGATGAACACCCGGAGTTGAAGGCATTCTGGCGGGCGCAGGACAAGGAATTGCGGTTGCCGAACGGGAGTTCGATATTCTTCATTCACGCGGGCGATACGGGGCGGGCAAAGCGGAAGGCGCGCGGTCCGCAGGCTCGGTACATCTTTCTAGAGCAGGCAGAGGAGTTCAGCGAGGAAGAGATCCAGCAGTTGGATGGGTCTAACCGCGAGGCTGGCGTGTCGCCAGGCGTCTGCAAGAAGATCCTGACTTTCAATCCTGGGGGAATCGGGACGGCGTATCTTCGGCGGGTGATGTGGCTTCGGCAGTTCCATGACAACGAAGACCCGGCGGCGTTCATGTTCATCCAGGGGTACGGGTGGGACAATTACGAGTGGTTCCGCGGCCTGGGTATCGTGAGTGAGAAGGACTTCTACGAGTCGCCGGAGTGGATCGAAGGGCCAGAGGTGCCAATTGAGCAGACACGTCGGTTCAAGGTGTTCACAGAGAAGACCGATTTCGGAAAGAAGTTGGCCGCATTGCCGCAAAGCCAGCGAATCGGTGAGTTGATGGGTAGTTTCGAGAAATTTGCGGGGCAATACTACTCCGAGGTCTGGGAAGAGAGCGCGACGGTGCTTGATTCTGCGCTGGTGGGGAGAATTGTCCAGCCGTGGTGGAGGCGGTGGCTGACAACGGACTGGGGATTCAGCCACTACGCAGCGACGGGATGGTTTACGAGCGGGATTCTATCGCCAGAGCAGGTTTTATCGCTGTTTGGCGTGAAAATGACGGGAATGCTGCGAATTATCATCCTTTATCGGGAGTTGGTGGTAAATGACGTTGCGGAACCGGACCTTGCGAAGCTGATTTTGCACTTGACGCCTGAAAGTGAGCGCCGGGAGATTCGAGATCACTACATCGGGCACGACGCCTGGGCGAAACGGGGAAGCGCAAATACCGTGGTCGAGCAGATGGAGCCGGTTTTCGTGAATGGAGGGTTGCCAAGGCTGTCGCGGGCCGACATCGACCGGGTTGGAGGCTGGCGGTTGTTGTTCAACTGCTGGGCGACGGCGCGACGGCTGCGGAAATGGCCCGGTGGAGTCGATTTTCAACAGGAAACGCAGGACCAGCCGGCCTTTTTCGTGTCCTCGGGGTGCCCGGAGACGATTGCAGCGGTCCCGATGCTGATTTGCTCCGAAAAAGACCCTACCGACATCGAAAAGATGAGCGGGCAGGCGTCGGATGACATCGCAGACATGGTTCGGTACGGTCTGAAGACGCACCTTTCGGCCAAGACGGAAGCGCCGTTTGAGAACCGGGTGGCGGAGACGTATTCAAAGTACGAAGACCCGACTTCCAGGGCGATGGCGATGTTGCGCTTGACAAAAGACGAACGAAGTGCTCAGTATATCCATAGGAGACGGCGCGCGTGAAGCGATTGCTGGACTGGCTACGAAATTGGCTGTGTTCGGATCTCGAAGAAAGGCACGGAGTTCTCATCGGGAGACTGGAGCAGCAAATTAGTGAGCAAAATCAAGTTATTCTTGAACTCACTACAAGCGTCAACAAACTCGTTGAGCACTTAAACGAGCGCCAAGCCGAATTGCCAACTGGCCGACGTGTGGCGCGCACCTTCAGCGAATTTCGAGCGGCTGCCGAAGGGCGGCCACAGGAGACACGATGAGCATTGCAAGCACCATGGCGGGCCTGGCCCGCGGCGGAAAGAAGCCCGGAATCGGTGAGGAAACCGAGCGGCAGATGGGCGGAAAGCCGGAAGCGGACGGCGGAGAGCATTCCAAGTTGTTCGACCACGGCGACGGGACGTTCCACAGCGTCACCAGCGATGGAGAGCGCACCGAGCACCCGCATATCGGTCACGCTGTTGTGCACCTGGCCGCGCACCATGAGCCGGACGGAAAGCACTTCCACGTCCACCAAGACGGCGGCGGTGGACACACCAGCCACCAGGCCGCCGAAGGTGGTCAGGTCGAGGGACCGCACGACCAAGAGAACATCGAGGCCCTGAAAAAGCACATGGACCAGTTCTTAAAAGAAGAGGCACACGAGGGCGAAGGCAGCGACGGCTCCCATGGCGGCGGCGAAGGGTCGATCTTCGAGTAACCGGGCATCAGCCCAAAAAGGAATGACGATGAACACCAAACGATTGATTTTCGCGGGCCTTCTGGCTCTTGCCCTGGCCCTTGTTTCAGCAGCGCAGACGATTCCTGGCACCACCTACACCTACGGCAGCTTCCAGCCGACGCTCACCGTGGACATCGGGACGGCATCGGCCACCACCACCCAAACGCTCACCGTGGACATCGGCCAAGTGCCGGGTCCGAACGGAACGGTCTTTTTTCCGCTGGCGGCCGGCGCCGTTGGGCAATCGGTGATCGTCGGAACCGGGACGAACGCAGACACCGTGACCATTTCGGCGGTGAACTGCTACACTCCGCTGGTTTACGATACCTGTTCGTTTACGGCGGCCAGTTACGCGCACGCCCATGGGCGCGGGGAGCCGGTGTTCTTCCCGACCGCAGTTGAAGCGGTGAAGTTGGAAGGAGCCTGCACAGGAGCGGCCACCGCCAGCCAGACACTCGGACTCTACGGATTAGGCCAGTGGGCCGCGCAAGCCTGCACCCAGACTGCCTATGATCTCGGTCGCGTGGTGAGCCAGCCTGGAACCATCCGTTACTTGGGAGTAGCTGTAACCGTGGCTGGGACCACTGCCAGTTCCGGCGTGTTCACGGTGCGAAAGAACGGCTCCGATACGACCGTCACGTGTACCGTGGGAACGGCGCTATATTGCTCCGATTCCTCGCACTTTGTGACCGTGGCGGCCGGCGACATTATCAGCGTCAAGTTCACTACGCAAGGAGCGGAGACTTTGGCCCATCCATCGGCCTACGTCCTGATTTTCTGATATGGCAAAAATTATCCAACTCATCGAAACGGATTCGACTGGCCACTTGGTCCGTCTGAACGACGGCCACGTTGTCCTCCTGAAGCATTCTGACCAGGGACCTCCAACAGTCGGCTCCGAACTGAACGAAGACGACTTCCTGTTCGACCACGGAAAGCCCACGAGCATCGAGCAGATGAACAGCGATGCCCAGGTAGCGGCAAACGTCCTCAGCGAGACCGTGAAAGCGGCGACTGTGCCGGACGGCATAGTTGTAAAGCAGTACCCATGCGGATGTACCGCTGGGCCTGGACCATTCGACATGCCGAATTATTGCCCAACTCATGGAAGGTATGAGGACTGCTCCGGAGTTATAGTTACGCCTTGGCATGGCCAGCAAAATGCACAAAACGTCACCGCTGCCGAGATTTCGGAGCCGCATGGCATGTCCGGCGTACCTCTCGGGGCTGACGGCCCCGGAACCGGTATCGGCCTTCGTGAGAACACCACCGCCGAGATTCTGGCCGCCGACCGCGCCACCGACCGCCGTGAGGATTTGTCCGAGCAAACTCTGGACGATAGAGAGAGGGGATAGTGCCCTTCCTATCGAAAGCACAGCAGCGGTGGGGACACTCTGAGAGCGGAAAGAAGGCTCTCGGTGGCGAATCGGCGGTGAAAGAGTGGGACTCCGCGACGAACTTCAAGAAGTTGCCTGAGAAGAAGGGCAAACTCCGGCGCGCGGCAGAACAAGAAAAATGAACGCCCGAGAGAAAGTCATCGAAGCCGAGCGCCAGATCCGGTGCCTGATCTCCGGAACGTCAAAGGAGATACAATGCCCGTTCTGCGGTGAGACTTCGACCTCCGGCCAGGAACTTCTCTGCTGTGAGAATCTGTGCAACGTAGTCAATGCGGTTCTGGATTACGTGGACACCAGGTCGAACCTGGAAGTGGTTGACCGCGTGATGGACCGGCTCGCTGGGCAGAGCCAGGCGGTGCTGAATTGACGCCCCATCCAATCGATGAGCTTTTCAGCCCTTCCAACGAAGGCCAGGACTCAGAGCGCGAATCCCCAGACGATGTTTCGGCACCTCCGCGCCCACAGCCGAGAACCTACGGCGACGAAAACAAGGAACTCCCCGAGGAGCTTCAAAACGCCGGCCTTGCATTGCTGCAGGAAGCTCAGAGGCAGGAACTTTACCAGCGCCGAATGGAGGTAATGCGGGCGCGCCGGAACCGATTCTATGAACGCGGTCTCCAGCACATCTACTACGACATTCTCAGCGGCGTTTTCGTGCAGGGAGCGCCAGGGCAGTTCGTTCCCGACAGCGGACACGGCGAGATTCAGTGCGGCGAGTACATCGCGGATTACAACATCTTCGCGCGAGCGCTGCAAATCATCATCGCCAAGTTGACCGAGAACCAGCCTGGCATCGATTTCCAGCCCGACAGCGGTAATTCTCCGGTGGATCTTCAGGCTTCGGATGCGGCGGAGGCGTATCGGATTCTGTACGACCGCCGGAACGACACCAAGGATCTGCTGACGTCCATTACGCGCATGATGGGCCTTGATGGGCGCGTGGTCACGTGGACCCGCACCATGGCCAACGAGCAAAAGTGGGGCACAGATGAGAATGGAGTGCCGCGGCGCGTGCAGACCACCTCCGTGTACGGAGTTCTGGAAACCAAGGTTCCCATCGTCGCAAAGACCTTCGAGGAGTGGCCGTACTGCATCGTCACCGAAGACCCGCACGTGTACATCGCCCGTAAAGAGCATCCCGACTTCGCGGACAAGATCGGAAAGTTCGGCGAGGAAGGCATAGCCGATACCCAGTTCGAGCGCTTGGCAAGGCTGGGAGCACTTCAGGGGAACTCGGCGGCATTCCAGTTGACAGACACATACGATCACTACACCGAGCGCAAATACTTCTTCTTCCGCCCGTCCATGCTGACCGATGAGGAATTGGATTCGGCGTATACGGACGAAGTTCACCAAGCCGAACCTTGGACGCTTCGGGATGCGTTGAACGAAGCGTTTCCCAATGGCGGTGTGTTCATCTTCGTTGGGAAGCAATACGTCGGATCTCGTAACGTCTGCATAGACGATGAATTGAGCGTTGACTTCCCGTACGCTGGTGACGGCATGGCGCGCATGGCAGTTATGGACCCGGCTGTGGTCATCCAGGACCGTTTCAACGATGACATGAACCTGTACGCCGAATGGAAGGACTTCGGGGCACCATCAACGTGGCTACGGGCCGGCCGAGCCCAGGTCGCAGCCATCAATGACCAGACCGCCGCCCCGTTTTGCTTCCGTCCGGCCATGGAACTCGAAGTATTGCGTGATCGACCGCTCGCGGACAGCTTCTACCGCGAGCAGAATCCAGAACTTCCAGAGACATTCATCCGGCACACCGAGTACATGGCCACCGCGCTTCTCCAGTACATTTTGGCAATCCCCTCAGCGGTTCAGGGCGCCGGGATGCCCGACCAGAAGACCAAGGGCGGCTACCAGGAAGCAATCTATCAGGCCATGGGGCAACTCGGCGTGATCTGGGGAGCGGTTCAGCGCCTCATGTCGAAGGTCTACCGCCAGGCGGCGCTCGCCGCTGCGCGCGATGACAAGGAAGGGAAGCCGCTCATCATTCCCGGGCCGAAGGGAGCCGTGACGCTGGACATATCGGCTCTTGGCAAGGGGCATTTTCTGGCCCATCCCGACACGGACAGCGGCTACCCCGAATCCACGATGCAGAAGCGGGTCACGTTGAGTGGCATCTTGGAAATGGCGATGAAAGACCCGGTAATTGGGCAGGCGCTTCTATCGTCTCCAGACACCTGGGATTTCATCTTCAGGACGTACGGAGTTCCCGAGATCGTGATTCCAGAGGCGCGCGTGCGGCGCAAGCAGTCCGCAGAGATCGAGATGCTGATTCAGCAGAGCCCACAGCAAGGGCCGCCCGATCCATTGACCGGGATACCAGGCGCGATGGTTTCTTCCGTGCCTGTGGACCCCCTGGACTACCACGATTGGGAATTCGAGGAGTGCCGCGAGAAACTGTCCGACTGGCCGTGGGTTCAGCAGCAGTTGACCGCCGGGAACGAATCGGGTATTGAGAATATCCGGGCGCACGCCATGGAGCACCAAAAGTTCATGGCGCAGGCGGCGGCAGCGGCGCAGGCGGCGGCAGCGGCGCAAGCGGCGGCGATGGCAGCGCAACCAGCAGGAAAACCAACTGGCGCGGAAGCCGAACAACCAGCAGAATCAGGAGCGGTCCAATGACCATCCCCGTTTCCACGCCTTCCACGCCCGGCTGCTGGATGAAGTCAATAACCGCCTTTGGGCGCCAGTACGTCGCCATCAGCGATGGCTTGCATGGGCAGGAAGTTCCTCTCCAGTTCGACGGCACAAACTGGGAGGCACGAATAGAGAGATTCCAAGATTTCTGTCCGAACTGTTGTAAACTTGTAGGCCCTGGGAATTCCATGGTGCATCAACTATGATTGCTAGACTCGAAAAGCGAGACTACACCAACGAGACAATTGACGTTATCCATGGGATAAGCAATGGTTCGGAGGTATTGTCATTTCATGACGATAGGCTCGATGGTTTTGAGTTTGAGAGTTTAGAAATGGATGACAAAGGATACGCTGTTGCGGTTTATCTAGAAATGCCAAAGCCACCAACAGCACAGGAGAGCAATGCCTGACACGGACGTTTTGGAAGTAGAACCGCTCGAAGTCGCGGAAGAAACCACTCTTGAGGAGCAGCCCGTCGAGGCTGGCAAAGAGAAACCGGCAGAGGGGGAAGAACAGACCGCGCCGGTAACGTCGCTCCTGGGGCCGGACGGGAAGAAACTCGATCCCACGGTTAGAAGCCTCCTGAGTGAGGTCCGCACGAAGAACGACGCCGCGGGGAAGCTTTTGACGAAGGCCGTCTACCGCGTGGCGGAACTCGACCGTGAATTCCCCGGCGGGTTGACCGAAGCGCGCGAACTCCGAGATAAGATTGAAGGACTTGGAGGAGTCGAAGGCATCGAAGGGAAATTTGAAACGCTTGCGGAACTGACAGGGCTTTCCAAGCAGTTCATGGACGGCGACCCGGCTTTCGTCGAAGACATGGCCACCAGCAGTCCAGAGGCTTTTTCAGCGCTGGCCCCCGCCGTCTTCGCCAAATATGCCCAGACGAACCCCGATGGTTTCACCGCCTACATCGGTCGCGTGGTCTGGTCCGACATGAACACGAACGGCATCCCGCTACTTTTGCAGCGGATGGCCGACTTCATGCCCGTCGACAAGCCCCAGGCGCTCGAACTCCTGAACTCATTGAGCACGTACCTGAATGGTTTTGGTGAACTCTCGAAGAAAGCACCGACCACGGAAAGACCACGAGCCGAAGCAAAGCCCGACTCGGACTTGACGGCCCGTGAAGAGGCCCTGCGATCCCGCGAATGGAGGGCCGAACGC